CCTATAAGTTCAACGAAGATCTATTCAAAAAGGTTTCCGTGATTCCTGATGGTAAGAACCATGGTCTGATCTTTATCCTTGATTGGTCTGGTTCTATGGCCAATATCATGATGGATACAATCAAACAGATGTATAACCTGGTGTGGTTCTGTCAGAAAGTGAATATTCCTTTTGAGGTTTATGCTTTCTCCAACTACTTCCGCACCAGAGAGTATGATGATGACCACAAATTAATTCAGAAGAATAAGTTATACCTGTCTCAAGACTTCTGTTTGATGAACCTTCTGAGCAGTCGGGTCAAGAAACCAGATCTTGAACGTCACATGAGAAACTTTTATCGTGTTGTTGCTGGTATCCGTTATCATGCTTCTTACAGTGTTCCTAATAATTTCTGTCTCGGTGGAACTCCCTTGTTTGAATCAATGGTTAGTCTTCATAAGATCATTCCTCACTTCCAATCCACCAACAAAATTCAAAAGGTTCAGTGTATTATTCTGACTGATGGTGATGGTCATCCTATCCCAGTGTCATTATCACGAACTGATTACTACGGAAATCAAGTTGTTCGTCCAGCCTATGGTCGCAATGTTTATCTCCGTAATCGTATGACTGGTCACACTTACTATATGAATCAAATATCTCCAGTTGAGACCACTAATGTTTTTCTGGATGATCTTCGCAAGACCTTCCCTTATACAAACTTCATTGGTATTCGTATTTGTGAACCTCGTGAGTTTGGTAGGTTCATCAATAAGTATGAGTTTAAAACTGATGAGGAGATGAAAAAGATTCGTAAGGACAAGTCTTTCGCCATCACAAAAAGTAAGTATCACACACTCTTTGGTATTCTTTCAAACTCCTTGAATAATGATACTACCTTTGAAGTTGATGAAGGTGCATCCAAAGCTAAAATCAAGAGTGCATTTACCAAATCTCTTAAGAATAAGTCTCTAAATAAAAAAGTATTAAGTAAATTTGTAGACCTGATCAGTTGATAGACCGTCCACTCCCCCGTCTGGTCTGATCAGATGGGGTTTATAATATGGAGGTAAATACATAACACACATGGCAATCACAGCTGACTACATCGTTTCTTCACTCAAGTCTCTGTATGGAAATTCAATCACCTCTGGTGATGTCAAAGGCTGGTGTGCATCTGGTGGTCCTGCTTATCAGACTGTTACCAAACACCTTGAACCCTTTAAGGTTGGACGTGGTAAGTGGGACTTGACTGTACAAGAGAAACTAGAACATACATATCAACAACCAGCAGCACAACCCGCTGTAGAACAGAACCTGATTCCTGAGAAAGATGATAACTTCGTCCAGTTTGGTAACTTCAAAGATATTAAAAAGATTATTGAGTCCCGTATTTTCTACCCTACGTTCATTACTGGACTCTCTGGTAATGGTAAAACATTCTCTATTGAGCAGGCTTGTTCCAAACTCAATCGAGAACTGATCCGTGTCAACATTACAATCGAGACTGACGAGGATGATCTTATTGGTGGTTTCCGTCTTGTTAATGGCGAAACTGTCTGGCATAATGGACCCGTCGTGGAAGCTCTGGAAAGGGGAGCTGTACTTCTACTCGATGAGATCGACCTGGCTTCCAATAAAATCCTTTGTCTCCAATCCATTCTAGAAGGTAAAGGTGTCTTCCTGAAAAAGATTGGTAAGATGGTTCAACCTAAGGAAGGATTCAACGTATTCGCCACAGCTAACACCAAAGGCAAAGGTTCTGACGATGGACGATTCATCGGTACTAATGTTCTCAACGAGGCATTTCTAGAACGATTCCCTGTCACCTTTGAACAAGAGTATCCCTCTCCAGCTATCGAGGCTAAGATTCTGTCTCGTCAGTGTGACAACGATGACTTTGTTTCTCGTCTGGTAGACTGGGCTGACATCATCCGTAAGACCTTCTATGATGGTGGTATTGAGGACATCATCACCACCCGTCGTCTGGTCCACATCGTCAAGGCATATAGTATCTTTGGTGATAAGTCCAAGGCAATTCAAGTTTGTTTGAATCGTTTCGATGATGAAACCAAACAATCTTTCCTGGAACTTTATGACAAGGTAGACGCCGACTTTGTGATTGACAAAGAGGAGGAAAGTTGATAGAATGAACGCATGGTCTTTATTATATGATGTAATGTCTGACGCTGATTGGATTAGTGCTAATGGGGGGTATGAGTATACCCCTCTACCTGAATATAAAACAGGTCCACGTCTCCCTAAAAAGTCTACACACTTTGATGACTTTGAAAATCCCTTACCCGAACAAAACGAAATAACTTTGAATATCGATAATAACAATGGTTACTGGAAGTATTCTGAGGATGTCATCCTCAAAGAACTCCGTGACTATCTGAGTGGAACGTATAGAGCACACTATGCGAACGATAACAAAACTCAGACTCTGGATCTGATTGATAGTATCGGAGACTCCGAAGCTTTCTGTCGTTCCAACGCAATCAAATATCTGTCACGTTTTGGTAAGAAGAATGGCAAGTCCCAACTTGACATTCTCAAAGCCATCCACTATTGTATTCTCCTGTATCACTTCTCTGGTCTCACCAAACAACCAAAAGGTAATTATGAGACCTTCTAAAAGAGCTTCACAAGACCAAAAAAACATCCTATACTATTGAAAACATCTTACAATGAAATTATCTGACAGCACTGTAAATCTTCTGAAGAACTTCTCTTCAATCAATCAGTCTATCCTTTTCAAAGAGGGTAGCAAATTGCGAACAATTAGCGTGATGAAGAACATCCTCGTGGAAGCCACTGTAAGTGAAGAGTTCCCCAAGGACTTTGGTATCTATGACCTGACTCAGTTCCTGAATGGTCTGTCCCTTCATCAGAACGCAGATCTGGACTTTACTCGTGATGAGTATGTGGTGATCAAAGAAGGTCGTATGCGTTCGAAGTATTTCTTCGCTGACCCTACTGTCATTGTGTCTCCTCCTGAGAAAGAGATTACCCTTCCTTCTGAGGACGTTGAGTTTGTCTTGACCAGTCAACAACTGGAGAAACTCAAGAAGGCATCTTCTGTGTATCAACTCCCCGACATCTCTGTGGTTGGTGATGGTGAAGTCATCAAACTGGTGGCTCGTGATAAGAAGAACGATACCTCCAACGACTTCGCTATTGAGGTTGGTGAGACTACTGATACTTTCACCTTCAACTTCAAGGAAGAGAACCTGAAGGTCCTCCCTGGCACCTATGATGTGGTCGTATCTTCTAAACTCCTGTCACGTTTCTCCTCTCAGAACTGTGATCTTGTATATTATATCGCCCTTGAGCCCGATAGCACTTTCGGCTGATGAAGATTACACCCGAGATCATCAAGGAGATCGAGTGTCTCCTTGATATGAGAAAGAAGAATGGTGAAGTTATCTGGGAAGATGGAACTGAATTAGAGTTCAAAATCTCTGGTACCTTTGCAGCTGACAAGTTTATTGTCATTAAGAGAAAGGAACCACGGATTGAAAGTAATCCTGACCCTAACCTCAAAGCACATCATGCAACCTGATCCCTACATTGAATTCTTAGAGAATTGGATACCTGGAATTGGTGAATGTACAGAGTTACATGACCAACTCCATGACCACTTCCGCTTGAGTTTCAGTGTAGAGGATGAGGCGAAACTTTTAGGTTTCCAACTCGGACATCATCCAGCTGGAAACTTTTTTCATGTTATGGTATTTGGTTTTATGAGTACAACCATCTACCCCAAGTCTTACCGGAATGGTATAGGTGATGTCAAATTGTTTTATCGTGCATATTTGATTGGACGAAACTGGCAATCTGTGCCATACTGGTTTATACCAAGAGGTATTCTTGAAAACATATGAACATTTTCGTCACGGATCCAAGTCCTAGGATCTCTGCACAATCTCTCCCAGATAAACACATTGTCAAGATGCCACTAGAGACCTGTCAAATGGCCTCTGTCATCTATTCCAAGTTCCACTGGGACTGGGAACCTATCCACAAGAAGGATGGAGAACCCTATAGCACCACTGGTGGATTCAAACACCACCCTTGTACAGTGTGGGCAGCAAAGTCCTATGAGAACTTTGCCTGGATGTTATCCTTGGGGTTTGAAATGTGTTGGGAATATACCAAGAGGTATGGTAAGCAACACACCTGTGAGAAAACACTTAACGAGGCAATGTGTATCTTCCACAATCACTCTCAGATGATGCCTCCTGACAAGAGATGGCACATCAATGACTATGTGAATGTCAAAGATTTTGTGTTCGCAGGTCCTGATGAGTTTAAGTTGGATACTTCAATATCCATCTTCGACAAATATAAGATGTACATTGCATCTAAGCCTTGGGCTCCAAATAATTATATTCGTATACCTGAGAGGAAACCTGAATGGATCGGTTGATCACAAGAATTAATGAAATGGCAAAGGTAGGTGCCACTGAAAATGGTATCTGTCGTAGGTCTGGTTCTGGTGAAGATCAAATTGCCAAAGCAAACTGTATCTCTTATATGATGCAGGCAGGAATGACTGTGAGGAGAGATAATCACAAGAATATTATTGGTAGACTGGATGGAGAAGGACCACCTATCGTAACTGGGTCTCACACTGATACAGTAGAAACTGCTGGTAAGTATGATGGTGTTCTTGGTGTCTTGGCAGGTATTGAGGCAGCAGAACGACTCAAAGGTGAGATCAAAAGTCCTCTTGAAGTTGTGATTTTTAATGATGAAGAAATCACGATGGATGGGTCTATTGGTTATTGTTCAGATCAACCTGACATTAAAGCATTCCTTGAACTTCATGTTGAACAGGGACCAGTCCTAGACTTTCAACAGAAGGACATAGGTGTGGTGTCAGGTATTGTAGGACAACGTAGGTGTAGGTTCTCTGTATATGGTCAAGAGAACCATGCAGGTACAACACCGATGAATATGAGAGATGATGCACTTGTAAAGTGTGCCAAGATCGTATCGTATATCAACAAGAGGGCATTAGAACATGATGGTTTGGTGGCTACTGTGGGGGTTCTTGATGTCCACCCCAACTCTTTTAGTGTGGTACCTGGTAGGGTAGATTTCACAATGCAGGTAAGAGACCTTGATGCTTACACTATGGATATGTACGTTGAGGAAATATCTCGTAAGTTTGATTTGAGGGTTGAGATTATCCACAGATCAGAACCCACTCTGTGTGATGAGGGTATCATGGATATCATCTCAGAATCCTGTGGTGACTTGGAGAAAGTGGTGATGCCATCGAGAGCATCACATGATGCCCAGAACTTCACCTGGTGTCCGATGGGTATGATTTTTGTACCATCTATTGGTGGTATCAGTCACTCACCATTAGAAAAAACATCTGACAAACATTGTTTAGATGGACTGAATGTATTAGTAGAAACTATAAGGAGAATTGATGTATCTTGATTATCTCACCCCTGAAAGGGTGACACTTGTACACTTACTTGAGGAGGCAGATATAAAAGTATATGAGGATGTTGGGGATTGCGATATTGGAGACTACGCTGGTTACACCATGTCTGATCCACTTAATGATTCTATTATAATTGTCATCTGTACAGATACTTTGAAGGAAGTTCATCAGAATGAACCTGTTATAAGAGAACAAATAAATTTAACTCTTGACCATGAGGCATTACATGCAGCTCAGTTCTGTGCCATGGACGGTTATCCAGGTGCCATAGAGCCCTCTAGGAATTCTGAGGCAGAGGCTGTATACTATGAGGGTAAACCACAGGCCGTTGGCCAAAAGATTATTGAATTCTGTTTTTGATTATGGACCAACCTTACACCATCGAAAAGAAGGACAACGGAATGTGGTGTTCTGTCCGAAATGATGGTAAGATATTGATACGAGCCTCCACCAAGGAGGCATGTGAGTCGAACACCCGACACTACTACAACATTTTTTGTACTTGATTATGAGTAATGATTTTATTTGGGTTGAGAAGTATCGACCACAGACTATTGAAGATTGTATTCTGCCACAAAATGTTAAGAAAACATTTCAAGATTTCCTAGATAAAGGAGAAGTGCCAAACCTCCTCCTCTCAGGTCCTCCTGGTTGTGGTAAAACTACTGTAGCTAAAGCACTTTGTCATGAACTTGGAGTAGATGTATATGTCATCAATGGGTCCGATGAGGGACGATTCCTGGATACTGTCAGAAACAATGCGAAGAATTTCGCTTCTACCGTTTCGTTATCGTCAACTGCAAAACACAAAGTCATCATCATTGATGAAGCAGATAACACAACACCAGACGTACAACTCTGCTTACGGGCTTTTACTGAGGAGTTTGTTAAAAACTGCAGGTTCATCTTCACCTGCAACTACAAAAACAAAATCATCCAACCCCTCCACTCCCGATGTGCAGTCGTGGACTTTTCAATCAAGTCCAAAGATCGACCCGCCCTTGCAGCAAACTTCTTCAGCAGGATCAAGGATATCCTGGATCAGGAGAGTATTAAATACGATCCGAAAGTCGTTGTCGAACTCATCAACAAATACTTCCCAGACTGGCGACGGGTTCTGAATGAACTTCAACGTTACTCTGTTGGTGGAAAGATTGATACAGGTATCCTGGCAGCATTCAGTGAGGTAAAGACAAATGACTTGGTTAAACGTCTTAAGGAAAAGAACTTCTCAGAAGTTCGGAAGTGGGTTGTCAATAACCTGGACAATGATCCTGGCGTACTCATTAGGAGTGTGTACGATGCTTGTTATGATGCCCTTGAGAATAATTCTATTCCTGCTGCTGTGCTCGTTCTTGCTAAGTACCAGTACCAAATGGCATTTGTGGCTGACCAAGAAGTAAACTTGATGGCTATGATGACTGAACTGATGGTGGAGTGTGAATTCAAATGAAACTGTGGATGCTTGGTAATCGTCTCACTATTGAGATGTATGAACGTGAAAGATTTGTTGAAGAATCAGATAAATATGGTATCGATTTTTCTTTAGTCTTCGCAGACGAAATCGACTTGATCGTTTCCCGAGATGACCGCAAATCCATTCGATATCGTAATGATATTGTTTCTCTCCCAGACTGCTTACTTGCTCGTACTGGGAGTGGTACTGGGTATTTTAACCTCAGTGTTCTCAGACAGTTTGAAAGACTGAATGTATTGACATTGCCTAACTCTGCTTCGATTGAGGCATCAAAGGATAAGATGTATGCTAACCAGATTATGGCACAAGCAGGACTTCCTATCCCAAAGACGATGCTGACAAGATTTCCTTGTAAGGCAGAGTTGGTTGAGAAGCAGGTGGGATTTCCTTGTGTCCTTAAAGTGGTCACAGGTTCTCATGGTGCTGGTGTTTATCTTTGCGAAAACGCAAAACAATTTGAAGATCTTTCTGAACTTATTTCTTCTCTTGAAGCAAAATCTTCTATGATTGTTCAGGAGTATGTAAAAGAATCGGAAGGAAGAGACCT